CTCACCACAGGCAAGTGATTCTAATTTCTCTATGAGAGGTATTGAAAAACTAACAGAGTATTCAAAACTAATTAAAAACTGGAAGATCACATGTTTAGATTATGCTGATCTTGTAGAGGATTGTCTAGGACGCAGTGAAATATTATGTGATAGTAATACATTCATCTATGTTGATCCTCCATATAATATTAAAGATAATCTATATGGACATAAGGGTGATATGCATAAAGGTTTTAATCATGAAAGATTTGCTGATGTTATGGATGACACAATGGGCAATGTTATGATATCATATAATAACCACCCAGATATTGTTCAAAGATTTCTGGAGTGGAGACAGTATGACTTTGCTCATACTTATACAATGAGATCTACAGGTACATACATGCTAGATCAAACAAAACGTCGTGAACTAATTTGTCTTAATTATGGGAAGTTTAGGAGTGAGAGTATTACCTAGTGGGTATGCTCAGTTATACCACACACGTAAAGGTGGATTATCTACCTTTGGTGGTAACATAACACAAGCCATTATTAATGGTGGTGAGATACATTGTCAAACAACCAATGGTCGCACACAAATATACAGAATAAACAACAGTGAAACTGGTGTTGTAGGTCCTATCAGAACATTCTAATGAAACATGAACTAAAGGACTGGTTGAACTCTATCAATTCCAACAAAAATAATTTGATAGAAGAAGATCCAGAATCTATTTCATCCTACCCACCATACATTGTCAATAGATGTTTGTCTGGTACTGTTGACAGTGTTTTGTTTGCTAATGAGATGAACTTAAATGCTCATCTTGACAAGGACATGCAATATTCTTTCTTACTATATACTTTGAGGAAACGGAAACGTTTTTCGCCTTGGTTGAAGAAAGAACAAGTTGATGACTTGGATCTAGTAAAAAAACACTATGGATATAGTAATGAGAAAGCGAAGATCGCAGTAGCTCTTTTAACCAAAACCCAAATTGAAAACATTCGTAACAAACATGATAGGGGAGGACTACGATGACTGCGATCACAGAAGAAGTTCAATGGACTGCCGAGAGTATGGTAGAGGTGGTTCTTAAAGAACCAGATGACTTCTTAAAGGTTAGAGAAACTCTTACGAGAATTGGTGTAGCATCACGTAAGGAAAAAAAATTATATCAATCTTGTCACATTTTACACAAACAAGGTAGATACTACATAGTACATTTTAAAGAACTATTTGCTCTTGATGGAAAGAAAGCAAACTTAAGTCTTAATGATGTGCAAAGAAGAAATCGTATAGTACAATTACTAAGTGATTGGGGTTTGATAACTATTTCTACTAAAGAATCTATTGCTGACGTAGCACCTCTAAGTCAGATCAAAGTTCTCGCATATAAAGAGAAGGGAGATTGGACATTGGAGAGTAAGTATAATATTGGTAAGAAGAAGGAGGATTAACCGAACTTATATTTTCGGTTAATACCATTACCTTTTTTTATGGTTCGTGTTTAAATAATAGTGTACGCTTCGGGTACGAACACACACTCGCTTATTTAAGGAGAACTATTATGCAAAATTTAGCAAGATACCATGCTGCAAATCTTCCAGAATTGATGGAAAAGATTACACGCAATAGCATAGGCATGGATGAATACCTCAATCGCTTCTGGGATGGTGTAGATACTACATCAAACTATCCACCATATAACATTATTGAAATTAGCAATGAAGAATCAAGATTGGAAATCGCAGCCGCTGGCTTCAAAAAAGATGACATCAAAGTCTTTACGGAGTTTGGAGAATTACATGTCCAAGGCAGCAAAGAAAAACAAGAAGATGCTGGAGAATTTGTCCATAAAGGATTGGCAAGACGTAGCTTTAAACGGAACTGGACGATCTCCAACGATACAGAGGTTAGATCCGTCAGCTTTGACGACGGACTCCTTACCATTGTTTTGGGAAAGGTAGTTCCAGACCATCATAAAAGAATAGATTACATCTAACTACATAGGGGGTATTGACAATTGTTGATACCTCCTTTATAATATAAACAAAAGCATTTTTCATATGGCAAAAGGTAAGAAAGAACCTATCAATGTTACTCCACCTACTCCCACTCAACCTTTAATAAAAGCAGAGAGAGTAAAGGTTGTTATAATGTTCAATGGAGATAGCATCATCTGCGATCTGCAAGAAGCAATTGATAAGGAAAGTGGACAGAGACAGGCATACATTGCAAACTATCCATACAAAGTTGAATACGATCAACCTAAACTTGATACTACTGGCATCGTTACTGATCCAGAGGTAAAGGTACATTACTCACCATGGTGCCCTTTATCACCAGAAATAAAAATTCCACTCAATCATAATATGGTTGTAACCATACTAGAACCAATGCCAAGTCTTCGTGATACATACATCACTAACGTACAGAAGATGGGTGGCAGCGTAGAATGAGTGTAAAACTTTTATTATTAAAATCTGGTGAAGAAGTAATCACAGAAGTAAAAGAAATTGTAGATCCTGAGACAAAAGATCCAGTAGGATTCCACATGCATAAACCATTTAGATTGGATATAGTATCTAATGCTGAAGACGGTATTGTGATTAATGAAACAAAAGGTTATCAAGTCTCATGGTTTCCATGGGCACCTTTAAGTAAGGAAAGAGATTTCTTTTTACCAGGTCATCATGTCTTGACTGCATATGAACCATTAGATACTATTACTGAACAGTATCTAAATGCAATCAAAGAAGAAAATTATGAAGAGAATTTTAAAAAACATGAAGATATCGTCTCTGGTAAATCTGAAGATGAATTAGATATGCAACAACTCTTCGCTGACGCAGAAAAATTATTGGAGGATGATGATGCAGATAGCATTGATAATACTTAAGAGTGGTGTTAATCTAGTTTGTATGGCAGAGCAACTAGACGAAGAACCAAGTTGCCATATGGAGCATCCTTATCTAATTAAGGATGATGGAACTTTGGAACCTTGGCCACGTTACACAAACGATACAGACATCTTGCTTTATTCAGAAACTATTGCTACAATAGTTGAACCTGATGATGACATCAAGAAAAAGTACGAGATTGTAACTAAATGAGTTTTTACACCAACGTTCAACTAGTTGGGGATAACTTACTTTACCTTGGATACGAGAATGGACAACGTATTCAACGTAAGTTTAAGTTTGCCCCAACTCTTTTTGTCGTTACTGATAAGAAAACTAAACATAAAACTTTAGATGGTAGGTATGCTAAACCTATCAGGTTTGAATCTGTCAGAGAAGCAAGAGCTTTTGCTGAGAAATATAAACACATAGAAAATTTTGAGGTTCACGGTTATGACAGGTATCTCTATCAATTCATCTCGAAAGAGTTTCCGAAAGAGATTGATTACGAAATTAAAAGTCTTAAAATTACATCTCTTGATATTGAAGTGGCATGTGAAAATGGGTTTCCTAACGTGCAGGAATGCTCGCAACCTCTTCTTAGCATTACAGTACAAGACCATCTCAGTCGTAAGATCAAAGTATGGGGTACCAAACCGTATACAAATAATAGAGATGACGTTGAGTACATATTGTGTAACGGTGAAGAACATCTTCTCCGTAGTTTTCTTGACTACTGGATTACTAATTTCCCAGATATTCTTACGGGGTGGAATGTAGAACTTTATGACGTACCTTATATTTGTGGTAGATTAGAACGTCTCTTTGGTGAGAAAGAAATGAAGCAGATATCTCCATGGGGTATCGTGCATAGAGACGAGATGGAAATCAAAGGTCGTCAGCAAATTATATACAACATGTATGGAATCAATGTTGTAGATTATCTTGATCTCTATAGAAAGTTTACTTATACAAATCAAGAATCATATCGTCTAGATCACATTGCATTTGTTGAACTAGGTCAAAGGAAATTAGATCATAATGAGTTTGAAAACTTTAAAGATTTCTATACAAAAGATTGGCAGAAGTTTATTGACTATAACATCCTTGACGTGGAACTTGTAACTCGTCTGGAAGATAAGATGAAGTTGATAGAACTTGCCATTGCTCTAGCATATGATGCTAAGGTAAATATAAGAGATGTATATTATCAGGTGAGGATGTGGGACACCATCATCTATAATTTTCTCAAAGATAAAGGTGTAGTTGTTCCACCAGCAAAACGATCAGACAAGAATGAAAAATACGAAGGTGCATATGTTAAAGAACCGAAACCAGGACGTTATAATTGGGTGGTCAATTTTGACCTCAACAGTCTGTATCCTCATCTTATTATGCAGTATAATATCTCACCC